AAAAAAGAAGTATGAAACAATACGGCCTAGAGGGGCTTTATGATACCGGGTTTATGTATCAAGACAAACGGCAAGCACAAGGAGAACAGAAAATGAAACTACCAACCAAGAAAACAACATCAACAATCGACGTTGCAAAATTACGTGTGACGATGCACGGACCACCAAAGATCGGCAAGACCACAACACTAAGCAAGATTGATGACATGCTCATCATTGCAACAGAGGGAGGACACGACCACATCAGTGGGTTCATTCAGCCGGTGGATTCATGGACTGGATTTCTTGAAGTAGCAAAAGCAATAAGCAAGAAGGACCATGAATTCAAAACCATCGCCATAGACACGATTGACAACCTAGTCCAGTTTTGTCGAGAGCATGTGCTGACAGCAAACAAAGCAACACATGAGTCAGACTTACCATTCGGAAAAGGATGGTCATTAGTTGACGGAGAATTCAAGCGAGTATTTAGCAAGCTCACCAACATGGGCTTAGGTGTTTGGTTTATCAGTCACACGATTGAAAAAGAAGTCGAGAATTATCTAGGGAAAAAGTACACCAAGAAGATTCCTTCTCTGCCTAACAAGCAACGCAACTTTATCCTAGGCTTGAGCGATGTCATTCTATTCGCAGACATTGCCCAAAATGAAGACGGCAAGTATGAGAGAATCCTTAGGTGCCAGAATTCGAATGACTTCGAAGCAGGAGACAGAACAGGTAAGCTCCCGGCAACTCTGCCTTTAGATTACGGTGCCTTTGCGGATTGCTTTGAGACGGAAGAAACAGGTGGTCAATCTAGGTTGCAGCAGGCAAGGCAGCTGGTAGGCTCAGACGATATCACCCCAGCAATCGCGTTCACTCACATTGACGAGTTGAGACAAGCCGCACAACAGATGTTTGATGATGGTGCTGTATCTGAGTCTTTTTCTGGGTTCGATACGATTGAAATCAATACAGATGCAGACGCGGTTGATGCCCTGCTACATGCTCAAGAGTTGTTTGATACAATGGAGAAGGGGTTGCAAAATGAAAGGGGTTGAGTCGTGTGTTATCTGCAAAGAAATAAACCGGCGTGGTTTAGATCTTTACCGTCGCAGATTTGGATTGAGTTATATTTGGTTCAAGGACGAAGAGTTTGAAGACGCCCGGATTGTTCACGATGGCGATTGTTTTATAAAGGCCGAAGAAATATGGGCACCTGACGGGTTTGGGGTAAAGAGCAGAAATGTACAAGGATGGCCCCATGCAGAGAATGACCTGGACAACATAATGGAAGGCGAAGAAATGATGCCGACTGAAGACGGCAACAAGGAGGCATAAGAGATGGCAAGCATTAACAAAGTATTCTTGATTGGTAACCTGGGTGCAGACCCAGAACTAAGGCAAGCGGGGTCCTCTCCTGTTTGCAATTTCAGGATTGCAACTACCGAGGTTTGGAACAGTAAGCAAAGCGGTGAACGCCAAGAGCGAACCGAATGGCACCGAATCGTTGTTTGGGGTAAGTCAGCCGAGCATTGTGGCGAGTATCTGAAAAAGGGCAGGTCTTGCCACGTTGAAGGAAGACTGCAAACCCGCGACTGGGAAGACAAGGAAGGGAACAAGCGCTACACCACTGAGATAGTTGCAGACCGTGTAACCTTCTTGGGTGGTCGGGATGATGTTGATCATCAAGCCGCAAGCCATGCAGACAAGTACGCAAGCCCAGGAAGGGCAACAGCTAATTTATTTGAGGCAAAAGCTAAACCATTAGCGGATGATGATATACCATTTTGAGCATGAATCATAAGTTGCTTGTTAAAGCGCTTCTTGTCAGCGAGTCTAACAAAAGAGAACACTGGGCAAGCAAGGCAAGAAGGAAGAAAAAGCAAAGGCAAGCGACTCGCAATGCGTGGTTAGTTTCAGGACGGCCGGCAATCACCGGACCTATCAGCTTGAAGCTGACACGCATTGTTCCCAAGAGGAGATTCATCCGAGACTATGACAATCTCGTAGGATGTTTCAAAGCAGTGATTGACGAAGTTGCAGACATCTGCGGAGTCAATGATAAGGACATTATTTGGCAGCAAGATTCATTTGCTCAAGAAGTGGGTGAGATAGGCTGCAGGGTGGAAATCATGGCAAGAATAGGGCAAGACTTAACAGAGATGCAGAAAGGTTTTTTCAAGACGATGATGGAGCTATGGGACGCGGTTGGCATCCCTCCGACATTGCAAGAGATGAAGGACGCAGAGAATGCAGTGGGCACAAGCCCTCAGTGTTTTGTGCAGTATCTTGAACTGAAGGGATATCTAAGAAAAGTACCGGGTGCCTCTCGTGGCATCGTATTAACAAAAAAGGGCCGTGCTCTAAAGAGCGTGGTCGCTAGAAAATAATAAGCTGGGCAAGCACAAGGGGAATAGAATGGCAAAAGAAGATCTAAGATTTCATAGAGGCTTTTTCGATAACATCAAAATAAAGAGATTCGGGGCAGAGTTTGACAAGGCATCTTGCCCACTTTGCAGCCTGATGAAAATCTGGGTTTATGCTGCAATGCATAAGTCAGAGGGGGAATTTACCGGCGATCATACTAGGGAGGACTTTGAGCTGATGGGTGACTGGGACGGTACACCTGGCAAGTTTTCAGAGATGCTAATCAAGCATCGGCTGATAGTTGAAACACCCGAGGGGTATGCAATAAATGACTGGGATGAGTGGCAGCCATGGGTAGCTAAGAGCAAGCAACGCAGCGCGTCAGCAAAAGCCAATGCTCAAAACAGATGGGACAGGGGGAATGCGAAATCTAAAATCCGCAATGCGGAATCTGAGATTGGCAATGCGGAATTGAAAAAGCGCAATGCAGTTTCTAAAATTCGCAATGCTCCTACTCCAACTCCTACTCCTATTCCAAATCCAATACCAAAACCAATACCAGAGACTCAGGGAGATGATTACCCTAGGGAGATTATAACGTGGTTTAACGAATTCATGGCTCCTCCTTTTTCCTCTTGTTCAGCTGTCACGAAAAATGTCAGGTGGAACATCATGAAGGCAATCGATACACTCAGGGAAATCCATGGGCCAGACTCGGTCGATGGAATTGAGGCCGAGGCCTTCAGGGCCTATCTCATAATAGCGAAGGCGCAATATCAGCACGGGCAAGTGCCCTGCAAATGGGGAATAAGCAATCTATGCAAGGAAGACAACATTACCAAAATCCACGATGGAGTATTTTCACCCAAGGAAGCACCGGCAGACTGGGCAGCTGAGGCAAAGGGCAAGGGTGCGAAATGATTACGAGGAATCAGGCAATAGATGCAATTCAAGAATACTGCGAGTTTTTTAGCGGCAATGTTCCGAACCACACAAAAGACAGATGGGTCAGAAGATTGTATGAATTGAGTATTAGCCGGCCAATCCTTGATGCCGCTGTCAAGCGCTGTGCTGACAACGACCTGGGGGCTAACTGGTCAAGGCTTAGGTCTTCGATCGCTGTTGAGAGGAGTATCGATGCCTCCAAGCGCTTTGATCGCAGCACAGGGGATTCTGAGGCGTATGATGCCTGGGTGCAGGATTATAGAGCTGACGGCTACAGCGCCGGACATCCACCAGCACCGAGGGAAATCAGGGGTGATAGAACTACAGAGCCAGAAATTGCAAGCGTGTGCTTGAGTGTCATCAGCAAGATTCTTGCGGGCTCCATAAGATGCCCTAGGGAATACGCTAAGCATGACATCTATGCAGAAGGTGACAAAGAGGAGCAGTGGTATTGGAAACAGGTGCAGACCAGATGCGAAAAATAAAGGCAGAACTCACACTTGCAGACATGATTGAGCTTAGGGACCGGATAAGAAAATACTGGGCAGCGAATTCAGACCTGCCCCAATATCAAGTCGCAAAAAGATTCGGGATGAATGCCGGCAAGTTGAAAATACTGCTTAGCAGCGAAAAGCCCTATCCTGCAAGGTATCGGCAAGCAGCGAACAGACTCAGAGCATACGGAATAGGGATCGACGAAGTTGCCGAGAACTATGAAGCCGATCGCCGGCACTGCAGACTGTGCATGAAGTGGGACTCAATCGAGAACTTCGGCACGTATAGTGCCCCAACTATCAGACATTTATCAGCATTTTGTGGAGGCAAGAAAAATGGGAATTAGCAAAGATTGGTCAGACGAGTGGAAACATCCCCACGAAGGTTATGGAAGGGTTATCGATTATGATGGCGTGAGGTGGGGAACCGCAGACGGCCGTGCCCCGAAAAAGAAGCAGCAAGGCGGAGGCGCGACAGACCCAGAGTTTATGCGGAGGCATCAAGACAAGCTCTTATTGAGACGATTGGGCGAAGAGGTCAAACGAGCAACCAGGATTGCGGGGCTTGAGACGGCTGAAGAGCTAATGTTTCTATTGTCAACCCTGGCCTATGGCGTTTCACGTGAAACATGGATGATTCATAGGAGCGAGGGAATTAAGAGACCCGGGCAGATATGCAAGCACTAATCAGTGAGAGACGATGAGAGACGAACGGTATCCCCTGCGGAATTATATCACAGCTGTTGGGGCTGAAGTTGTTCCGACTAAAAACGGGCAAATTTAGTCGGGGCAATTATAAACCGTCTGCCAGAGGCTCCCCAGCAGACGAAAACAGAATTGACGTGAGAGACGTGAGAGACGTTTCCGGGATTAGCTGTTGACCATTTTGTGTAGTTGCTGAAAACCTGTAGTTGAGTTTTTCGGGTGTTTTTTGGTACAGTGCCCCAGGTGAATTCAGGTACAATAGGGTGCAAGCAGGGTAAGTGCCTATGCTTGAAAGTGGCGGCAATAAAAAATGGAGCTAGAGCAGAAGTTTGAACAAGTTGAAATTGGGAAGCTAAAAATGCATCCTGGCAACCCTAGAAATGGAGACATCGACCTAATTGGCGAGAGCATAAACGTCAACGGATTCTTCGGTGCAATCGTAGCCCAGAGGTCAACAGGCCGAATCTTAGCAGGTAATCACAGATGGAAGGCTGCAAAGGCAGAAGGCAAGGACAAGGTTCCAGTTGCTTGGGTTGATGTAGATGACGACCATGCTTTGAGAATCCTTCTAGCTGACAATAGAACTAATGATGTTGCGAGCTATGATGAAAGCCAGCTTGCAAGTCTACTTGCAGAGTTGAATGAGTCTTGTGGTCTTGAGGGAACAGGCTACAAGCCTGAAGACCTTGAGCAGCTGCTAACTGAAGTATCACCAGAGCCAGAGCCAAGCCAGAGCCAAGACGAGAGGGATGCAGAGAATGAAGCCCTTGACGCAATCCCTGAGCGCATAGAGGCAAGGACTAAGCAAGGCGAGGTTGTGAAGCTAGGTCAACATAGGTTGCACTGTGTTGATTGCCTTGCGCTGATGAGAAGCCTAGAGCCTAATAGCGTTGATGCTGTTGTGACTGACCCTCCTTATGGCATTGGGTTCATGGGTAAGAATTGGGATGTTGCTGTACCTGGTGATGAGTTTGCGCAAGAGGCATTGCGAGTGCTTAAGCCCGGTGGTCATCTGATAGCCTTTGCAGCAACTAGGACAGTGCATCGATTGACTGTAGCGATTGAAGACGCTGGGTTTGAAATCAGAGACCAGATAGGCTGGTTACAATGGCAAGGATTCCCGAAGAGTTTGGATGTTAGCAAGGCGATTGATGCGAAGCATGGGGCTGAGCGGGAGATCGTGGGGGAGAATCCAAACTACCGCAAAGACCAGGCATCCCCAGCCGCGTGGACCCTGCAACGCAACCCGGACCTGACAAAGCCCTCAACCGATGACGCTAAGGCCTGGTCAGGCTGGGGCACAGCGCTCAAGCCTAGCTTTGAGCCTGCTGTACTTGCACGTAAACCGCTAGAAGGAACAGTTGCAGAGAATGTCTTGAAGTGGGGCACGGGTGGACTCAACATTGATGCAACCCGGATTGCTTATGGCGATGAGTCTTGGCCTGGGCCGGCTGAGAAGCACGAGGACATCCGGCGCGGAGCATCGACGCTGCACGGGCCGCACCGCGGCCCGACCGAGGCTGTGCAGATGTCCGACCTCGGCCGATGGCCAGCAAACATTTACTACTGCCCTAAGCCGTCAAGGGGTGAGCGTGAAGAGGGCTGTGATGAATTGCCTGGGATGTCTGGCGCTGATGCAGTTGCAAGGAATGAAGATACAGCAGGACTTGAGAACCCAAGAGCAGGGGCAGGAAGGACAGCCAGCGAGGTCAAGAACTATCACCCTACGGTCAAGCCTACCAAGCTGATGAGATGGCTGCTTAGATTAGTCACTCCACAGAATGCAGTTGTGCTTGAGCCATTCGCAGGAAGTGGGACAACTCTAGTTGCAGCAGAGCGTGAAGGGTTCAAAGTTATAGCGGCTGAGATATCACCCGAGTATTGCGACATCATCAGGGCAAGAGTTGAGAAGGCGATGAATCCAGAAGGGAGGTCATGAAGTGCTTATAGAGCAGGAATTTGAAGAGGTAGAGATTGGAAAGCTGAAAGCTCATCCAAGGAATCCGAGGACAGGCGATACGGGAGCAATCAAGGAGTCTATTGAGGCGAATGGGTTCTATGGAGCGGTGATAGCTCAGAGGTCAACCGGGTTTATCTTAGCAGGTAACCATCGGTGGAAAGCAGCAAAGGAGGCAGGAGCCTCGGTTATCCCTGTTGCCTGGGTTGATGTTGAGGAAGAGCACGCGAACAGAATTATGCTTGCTGACAATCGCACCAACGACATGGCTAGCTATGACGAGAGTGCCCTTGCTTCCCTTCTCACTGAGCTCAATGAGTCTTGCGGGTTAGAGGGCACGGGATATAAGCCGACCGATCTTGAGCAGCTACTGACCGAGGTCTCAAAAGAGTACACAGCGAAAGATGGCGGCGAGTTGAATTTGGGTGAGTTTGAAAACTTTGACCACAAGTGCCCTCGGTGTGCATTTGAGTGGACAGAGGAAAAGTGAAGATCCCTGAAAAAATAACCGGCCTGTGGAACTTAGCAGATGCTTATATGCCCAAAGATGCGGGTACCGTGTTTTCGTGTTTCTCTTGTGCTGGTGGGTCAACCATGGGTTACAAGCTAGCGGGCTTTGATGTCATCGGGTGCAACGAAATAGATCCAAAAGTATTCGCAGTCTATAATGCAAACCATAAACCTAAACACCCTTTTGTTTGCTCGATTAGGGATATGATAGACAAGGA